GCGTTTGACATATTTGTCTCCTTTTTCTATTGTTGTTTTTATTAAAACGCCTTCACATATTTCAAGTTTTTTTCACAAGATTGTCGTTCCTCGGAACGGTCAAGTTAATGGACTTTAACTTTGTGTTAGCAGTTGCTACCTAAATAGGTAACACAACTATGCTTTGGCAGTTTTGGCCGCTCTTTTAAACTGAGCTGCGGTAGGTCTACCTTTTGTACCTGCTGTTCTCATCTTTTCACCTGAACCTTTTTTTATTCTAGCTCTCTTTGCGTGAATGTTAGCATACAAGCCTCTTGCTTTAGCCATTTTAATATCCTTTACTTTTTGGTTTCGGTTTTGGTTTCGTCTTTGGTTTGTACGGCATTTATTATTTTCTCCAATTCCTCTTTACAATGTTTTGCACAAGTTAATTTTTCAAAACGTTCGTCTATTACTTTTAAGATATTATCATGGTCACCAATACCTACTGGTTTCTGTAAATAAATATCTATAATAGCTGTGTGTTCAGCTATACGAGCTTCGTATAGTTTTAATAATGCATGTAACATTTATAGTCTGCTGTTATTTAGTTTGTTCTGTACGTCAGTTCTGTATGCTTCATCACTGGCATATCTTTCATCATTCATTGCAGTAGTGACTTCAGACCAAGACCTATATCCTGGAGCATTTGCTGAAGTAGATTTATTTGCACTTTGTAATGAAGGGTCGTCACCTACATTATTTTTAAAACGTGCATTCAAACCTTGTATTGCTAAACGTGTAGCTTCAATATCTTTTCCATTAACAGTTTTGTTAAAAGAACTTATCTCTGCTTCGTTTAAATTGTCGGCAGCCCAACTCATCATATTATTATATGATTCTGTTCCTCCAACTTCTTGTTTTAAAGTGTTAGAAGTTTGAGTTGCGATTGCTTCTTGTCCTTTAATAAAAGCGTCAACATAGTCTTTAGGTATTCCTGCTTTTTGTAAAGCTTCATACGAACTTTCTTTTAGTTGACCACCGTCATTGTACTCTTCTTGTAAAGAAGACATATTTAAACCTGCATTTTCTACAGCTTTTTCTGCTTTATCTATTGATAAATCGCCTTCTTCTTTTTTTGTTTCTTCTTTAGGTTCTAAATCTTTATTTGTTTCGTCAGATTTTCCTAATTTACCTTCTAGTTCACCATAGGCTTTTGCCATATCTTCAGGAGACTTAAATTTTTCAGGTAACCATTCAGGTCTACTTTCATTTTCAAAAGTCTTGTTTTCAGATGGTTGTTCTGGTGTTGTCTCTGGTGTTTGTACTTCTACTTTTTCTACCATTTATTATCCTTGCGGTTTTGTCATGTTGTCTGCAACTTTAGGGGCCACATCTTGTGCGGTATCCTGCATTTGTTGCATTTGTTGTTGTTGCATTGCAGCTTCTTGTTCAGCTTGTAATTGTTCTGGAGATTTTAATAATCCCTCAGTGTCAATACCAAGTCCAGTTGCTAACCTTGTAATTAAATCTTGTGGATTTAAAAGTTGCACGACTTGTGGATTGATTTGTGCAAGTTGACCTATCTCTGCTACAAACTCTCTTAATTTTTGTAAGTCATTACCACGTCCTAGTGCCTCAACACCTGTGATAATTGTGGGCCTTACTGAACCCTTGGGTAGTTTAGGAATTTCATTTTGACTTCCCATTCTATCCATTAGTAATTGCACTAGAGGTAATTGTAATTCTTGAGATAGTAAAGAATATATACCACCCATTGCAGTTTCTAATTCGTTTGCCATGTATCTAATTTCTTGAGCAGTTACACGTTCAGCCTGTCTTTGTATGGCTGTGTTTAATAAAAATGCATAAGCTAATCTTTCTTCTAATCTTGCGATTGCTTTTTCTACAGTTTGTAAATCATAAAATTTGTTTGCTTGTAAGACTGACACATCATCACCACTCCCAGATATAATGTCACCATTACGTGCTACAGCTATGTCTCTTTTCTTAGTAGTTGAGTTTGGTCTTACCATGAAAATCATTTTTGCACTCGCAGCAGAAGACTCGACTAAAGACTGTGATAATCCTTCAAGCGATTTTAAGTCTCCAATGTATTCTTCAACGTAACTACGGCCATAGTCCTCACCGTCTACTCTAATCATTCTTAAAGCTAACCATGGTAATTTATCTTGATTGTATGTACCAATAGATGAAGGTATTTTAATTCCTTTAGCCTCTTGGCAAACATAATATTTACCATCGTCTAGTTTGTAAACATGTGTATATAAATCACAGTTTATTTGTGACTTAACATCTTCTTTAGACATAAGAGAAAGAACTTGTTCTCTAACTTCTTTATCTAAAGATAAAACAGAAACACTTTCTTTAACAACTATTTCTAATAAATTTCCTTCACCGTCTCTTTTACAAACATACTGGTTTAAACCATAAACTCTCATGTTCCCTTTTTTTGGAATATGGGCCAGTACATTACCACCCACAATTAAATGTTTTATTAATTCAAATGTTGGAACACGTAAAGCAAGAGACTCAATTTTACCCATGACTTCACGTTCAATTTTAGATAAAGCTTTTTCAACAGATGTTTTTAATTCTGGTTGTTGGTCTATTTGTTCTTTAGCTTTGCCTTGTATCGCTAGTCTAAAAAATGGTTGGTTTGGTGGGAGTAATAATAGTAGTAATTTTGAAGCAAGGTTGTTGACACCTCTACTACCTACAGATTGGAAAGGACTATAAAAGTCACTTGATTGTGTTTGATGTTGTTCAGGAATTAATGTGGGGATAGTTAACTCAGAGCATTCACGTCCTCTATCGAGATAATGCTCTTTAATTTCATTTAAAGATTCATAACGATTTTCTGCTGTATCTCTAAAATCCATTAAACGTTAACGTTAGAATTTGTACCTGTGATATTTAAATCAGTTTGCATAGCTGCTGTACCCTTTTTAGATTTCTTTTTCTTAGCAATCTCTAAAGCGTCTTCAGAAGCTAACTCAATAGTAGGTGACAATTCATCGCCTGATGACATTGAATTTCTAACTGGTTGAATTACTTCTTGTACTGGCGGAGCAGATGGTTTTCCCATACACATAGTTGTTTCCTTTTGTTAATAAGTTGTTGTATTAATATTTAAATCAGAAGATTGACTAGTCACATTGTTTTTAACTTTTTTCTTTTGTTTAATAACGGGTGTGTTGTCTATTTCTGGTGGCGAAGCTTTTGGGTCAAACTCATTACCATCAACGAATTTTATCGAAGGGTCTTCTCTTTTAATTATTTGAGGTTTAGCTAAAGCTTTTCCCATACACATAATTATTTTTCTCCTAATAAATTATCTTCGCTTCGTTTTTTTAAGTCGATTAACCAATTAACTACACTTCTTTGACCCGCTTTAAACCAGACAGTTTTCTCATTGTCTTTTAATTCAGGTGCTTTTTCTGGATAAATTTTATCTAAAACTTTGATAAGTTCATCCACGGTGTAAGGTAATTGGATGTCATTTAAGTCATCCATAATGTTTTCCTTCTAATATGGGGCCTAATTATCCCCACAAATCTCCAGTTAAGTTTCCTTTTGCATACTCAGTCGCTCTGTTTTCAAAGAAATTAGTATGTTCTACGCCATTTAATACCCAATCTAGCCAAGGTAATGGGTTTGTTTTTTGATTATAATTAGGTTTTAAACCTAGTTGTAACAATCTTCTATCAGCAATGTGTCTAATATATAATTTTACATCATCTGCTTTTAGGCCTTGTACTTCTCCTAAATTAAAAGCTAAGTCTATAAATTTATCTTCAAGTTCCACCATGTCTCTACAAGTTTGATACAAAGTTTTTTTGAAATCATCATTCCAGATATGTTTATTTTCATCTATTAATGTGTGAAATACTTTAATCATATTTTCTACATGATGGCTTTCATCCCTAATAGACCAGGTAACTATCTGACACATTCCTTTCATTTTTCCAAATCTTTGAAAATTAAGTAACATAATAAAAGAAGCAAACAGTTGTAGGCCCTCACCAAATGCAGAAAATACAGCTAACTCTCTAGCCATGCCTTCAATACCTTCACCTTTATCTTTAAACAAATAAGTATGTTTGTTAGCCATTGCTTTATATTCTTGAAAAGCTTGGTACTCACTATCTGGTAAACCAATAGTATCATTAAGTAATGAATAAGAATGTACGTGATTAGCTTCACTAGTTGCTATAGCTGATAACATCATTCTAATTTCTGGTGCTTTAAATTTAGGTATGTATTTATCTAAATATGCTTGTGCTATATCTACATCACCTTGTGTAAAGAATTTTAAAATTTGAGTAATAAGATTTTTTTCTTTAGCACTTAATCTTTCATTCCAATCTCTTACATCTTCAGCTAGTGGTACTTCACTTGGTAGCCAATGCATTTTTTGTTGCGTGTCGTAAGCTTCAAAAGCCCACGGATAATCAAATGGTTTGTAGTGTGTTCTTGATTTAAATAAACTCATATTCCCCTCATCAATTCTATAAATTCTATTATTAATATTAATCCTAATTCTACTGCTAACACTGTATGGTACACATGCCAGAGTAGGCCCAATGTTTTTGGACGCTTAATTTTTTTTCTTCTTTTTTTGCGGGGTTTTTCCATGTGGTCAAATAAACTTTCGTATGTCATTGGGGCCTTCCTTGTCTGTTATATTTCTTGTTATGTTGTAATTTCTTTTTCTTGTTAGGACTCTTAGTGTGGACTCGTATTCTTTTCTTAGGTTTTTCACGAGCCACAAAATGAGAAAAGTTTTGTTTTGCCATATCTATTCACAAGCAAGACAATCAGAGTCACCGTCTGGTCTTACTATTCTTTCTATTTTAGTTGATATTATTTCTGCTCTTTTAATTGCTTCCGAACGACAATAATAAAGAGTCTTAATTCCTTTTTGCCATGCTGATAAATGTAACAAATGTAAATCTTTAATGTTAACATCAGAAGGAACAAAAATATTTAAACTTTGTGATTGGCAAATTTGTTTTTGTCTGTCCGCAGCTAGTTCTATAATCCATCTTTGGTCTATCTCAATAGCTGTAGCAAACACATCTTTTTCCCAATCATTTAATTGTTCTAAGTGTCTTACNGAACCTCTGTTAGCAATAATACTTTTCCAAGTTTCATCTGTATTTATTTCTTTTTCTTTTAAAAGTTTTTCTAAGAATTTATTACGCATGAAATGAGTACCACTCATAGTTTTTTGTGTGTATGCATTAGCACGTAAAGGTTCTATTGAAGGTGATGTACTACCACAAATAATACTACTACTTGCGTTGGGAGCTATGGCTAACATGTGAGCAAATCTTAAACCAGTGCCTTCCATGTCTGGTGCTTCACCTCTTTCTTCAGCAAGTATTTTAGATGTTGCTAAAGCTTCTTCTTTTATTTGTTTAAATATTTTTAAATTAATTCCTTTAGCTATCGCACTTGCAAAAGGTACGCTTTTACTTTGGAGATAAGAGTGAAAACCCATTGCACCAAGTCCGATACTACGTTCACGCATAGCAGAATACTTAGCCCTACTAAGGCTATCAGGAGAATTATTAATAAAATACTCCAATACATTATCGAGGAACCTAACCACGTCAGGTATAAATTTAGGGTCATCTTTCCATTCATCATATTTTTCTAAGTTGAGTGAAGACAAACAACACACTGCCGTACGTTCTTCACTAGTTGGTAATGTTATTTCACTACATAAATTTGAGTGATGTACTTTTAATCCAAGTTTCTTTTGACTAAGAGGCAAACTCTTTTGTATTGTGTCAATAAAAGAGAGGTAAGGCTCACCAGTGGCAACCCTAGTCTCCAAAATTTTTTGCCACAATTTTTTAGCTGAGACTGTTCGGATAACTTTGTCTGTATGTGGGTCAATAAGTTCCCAATCATCGTTAGCACTAGGATTAATAGTACACTGATTGATAATAGACATAAATTTATCAGAAATATTAATCCCGTGGTGCAAGTTAAGACACTTCCTATGAATGTCCCCACCACTAGGCTTACGTAATTCCAAAAATTCTTCAATTTCGGGATGAGATATATCTTGGTATGTTGCATAGCTTCCTCTTCTAGTTTTACCTTGAGAGAATGCTAACATTTCACTATCTACTACATGCATAAAAGGTATTGAACCTGATGACTGTGAGCCACCAGATGTACCGGTCCCGTCACTTCTAATGTGGCCCCAATATCCTCCGATACCTCCTCCAACAGAAGCTAAGAATGCATTCTCAGTATAATGATTTGTTAAACCTTCTCTACTGTCTGGTACATAATTTAAAAAGCATGAAATTGGCATACCTTTTTTAGTACCACCGTTTGTTAATATAGGTGTGGAAAACATAAACCATAGATTAGACACATAACCATAAATTCTTTCAGCCATTTCTGAGTCATCAGAAAATACTTTTGCTACTCTGTAAAAAGCCTCTTGCGGACTTTGTTCTTTGTCAGTTAAGTAACGGTCTTTTAATATTCTGAGACCCGCTTCAGATAAGTTTGTGTCTTTGCTATAATCCATGTTGTTCCTATTTAGTTTCTTTGAGTTGTTTATTAATAATAAAATCTATGTACTGTTTTGCTTTCAGTAAATCCTGGACACCGTTCTTCTTAGTGTGTCTCAGTAAATACTTAATCACATTGCCAGTACAAAAATCTAATTTGTTAGCAATAATAAAATCTATTGGTTCTATTTTATGCTGCGTATAGTGTGGAGGCTCTTTAATTAAATCTGCCATTTAGTTACCTCACCAGTTTTTAAATTGTAATCACCGTGTCTTAAAATCTTAGCAACTCTAGCTTGTTGAAAAGCGTCATGCTCAAACAGACCATGTTTCTCATATGTCTTAACAACTAATTGCCACATCTTTTTTAAAGGCATGTTTTTGTCATTAAGTATTTTTTGTGCAGTAACTTTTCCAACTGTAGGACATCCAGAAAAACCATCAACTGCGTCACCAGTTAATGTTTGAATCATATGCCACCAGTCACAATGTTTTTTACTATGTTTAGTAAGAGAATCACCGTCATATAAATGACCTGGAATTTGTCTAAGGTCTTTATCTATTGAACATATAATTTTACGTTCACCTCTAGATGGTTTAGTTGCTAAGATACCCATAACATCATCTGCTTCTAGATTAGGGTAGATAACAGCGTTGTACTCTTCTATTAAAAACTTACGTAAAGGACTTAATAAAATAGGTTTACGCTTTTGTTTTCTATTATCTTTGTACGTTGGTAAAACATCTTTTCTAAAATTGTTTTTATCAGTCAACGTTATTATTACTTTGTCTGCATTTAGTTTTTCTTTTAGGTCTTCTATTTCAGAGACAACTAAATATTTACCTTGAGTCTCCTCCGCATGAAGCGTCCAGAAACCATTACCCCAGTGGGTATCTACTTCGGATTGTATTGCAGATTTATAAGCTACAATATCCCCGTCTACTATTATTGTTCTTTTCATTTCTATCCTTGTTGATTATTTTTTTTGTGTAAAGAGTTGTGACAAAGGTATAAGCACACACTTAGAAGCGTGATGGTCTCCTACCATTTTTGTATTTTTAGAAAACTTCTTTACTATCTTTTTCAGTTGCGAAACTTTAAATATAAGTTTGCAAAAGTCTTGTTTACCGTGGGCTAATATGTGTACCCAATAGTCAGCTTCAGTTGCTTCTAGTCCGCTAGGCTTACCCCAACTTTCTATTTCTATTGCGATGTTACCAGTCTTGGCCCACCAGTCTCTTTCTGTTTTAACTTCTACTTTTGATTTGTCTGCAATCAATAAGTTAGCTACTTGTTTTTCTCGTTCTTGACCGTACTTTAAATCTAGGTCAAACTTTTTATTTGCTTTTGGCATTAATGTGTTCCACTCCAATTTGTTGAGATTTTGTAAGCCCCAGTTAGAGGCACTCTTAAATTAAAATGTTTGCCAGTTCGTTCGATACACTCGACAGCTAACTTTCCAATCTCTTCTGCTTTATCTTTAGGACATTCAATTTGTATTTCATCGTGTACCCAAAGTACTTGTTGAACATCTTTAAAATCTTTGATTGCTTTATCAAATTCAATTAACCATTGTTTACACACTACGGCTCCGGCTCCTTGGAGCAAACTGTTCAGTGCGCTAAACGCATTACGAATTTTAATATGTCTTTTATCAAGACCTAATAAATAACCACGCTCTGCTGATAATTGTACTTGCTTAATCAATTTACTTAATGCGGGTAATCTATTTAAGAAACGCTTTTTAACTAGAGCTGCGTCCTTGTTAGATTTACCAGTTACTTCTGCGATTTTTGAAACTCCCGCACCGTAGAGCCATGCGTACAGAAATCTTTTACTTTGGTCACGAGTATCTAAACCCGCTAACTTTTGATTTTCTGTATGGATGTCACCGTTGACAACAACGTCAGCGTAAACACCATTATCAAACTTTGCTATATAGTGACCAAGAAGTCTTAATTCGAGTCCGCTTACATCACATCCTACTAAACTTTTATTTTTAGGTACGGTAAATAATTCTCTAAACTGTTTACCATAAGGGACACTCACTGCGGGTACTTGTCCTAAATTAGGATGCATATGAGTGGCCCTACCTGTTACTGCGTTGTTAGTATTTACAGTTCCATGTAGCCTCCCTTGTTTTTCTAGTTTTAGATAAGCTTGTTTACCTTCAGCTAACATACCAATACGTTTTTCTAAAAGAAAATAACGTGCAAGTAATTTAGCTTCGGGAAAGTTTAATGAATTTAAAACTGTGTCATCAACTTTTGGTAAACCATCATTCGTAAATACAGTGGGTTTCCAATTATATTTAGTCTTTAATCTGTCAGCTATTTGTCTACGACTAGATGGATTAAACTCTACCACTTTATCTTTTAATGGTTTGCCAGTTTTTTCAGAAACTCTTTTAATAGTTATAGGCTTAAAAGTTTCTTCCATTTCTTGTTTGATAGTGTCACGTTCACTAGACAACTCAGCGTATAGTCCCGTTGCTTTTTCTTTATCAAACATCACACCATATATCTCTTGCCTACTTATTAGTTCGGCCACAGCGTGTTCTATATCCAAAGATTCGTTGAAAATTTTTTGACCCAAAATCTTTTGATACAATGTGTGAGTAACTTCTACATCTTGAATGCAATACTCTAACATTTCTTGTGTAAACACAGACCAGTCCGTGTCTATTTGTTGTTTATAATTTCCTAATCTTATGCCCCATGCTTTAAGGCTATGTCGGTTTACTAAACTTCTAGGATAATTTATTGTATGTACACGCTTCATATCTGAGTCTGTTAAATCAGACCAAATTAGTCGTGTAGCAACTAATGTATCAAAAACTTTTGCTTTAGTTTTAAATCCATATAATTTTTTAAGAACAGGAATGTCATATTTAATAATGTTATGTCCTATAATTAACTCAGCTTCACTTAATAATTTTAAAGCTTGGTTAACATCAACTTGTATAATTTTATTAGTGTCTATATCTTTTAAAACAATACAATGAATAGTACTCACCTCATTATATAATCCATTGCTTTCTAAATCGAAAACATATTTCATATTTTAATCTTCTTTATTTTTAAAACGTTAACTGTTGGAATAGTGGTAACGTTACCTACGTCACCTAAAGTTCCGTTGTCAGTAAAATTAACATCCGAAGCTAAGACATGTACGTCTTTGTCAGCTTTTAAAAGCCAACCATTTGAAATACATATTGTTACTTTTGTATTGACTGCTTCTTTTAAGGTCAGCCATTCAGCCGTGCCGCAAATATCTTTCCAGTGTAAAGACACAAACGGTGCTTTTAATATTTTTTTATTTATTGTTGGTAATTTCATAATTAATGTAATGTTGTTAGTTCTATTTGGACTCGACATGCAGCTTCGTCCAGGATTGACATTTGATTTAAGATAGACTCCGCAACATCTCTGTATTGCGTAGAAGGTAATCCTAAAACAACGTCACACTCTGGATTAGCTTTTGCCCATCTCAATGCTGTTTGTATTTCAGCAGTGAGAGACCAAGATAATGTTAGTTTAGTTCTTCGTTTTCTTTTTGTTAATATTTCAGAAGTCATTTCT